ATATGACCGACTGCCAGAAACTAGCCGTTATTATCGGTATAGCGGCCTACCTCATAGCCTTGGTTTATTTCCTTGGCTATGTTATTAAGAAATGGAGAGATAAATAAAGCCCTTGAGACGTTAATCAGCAAGGGCTATAATCAAGGTATCAGGCAACTGATATTTTGTTAATGGGATTAGACCACCATAGCAAACTGAACAACCGAGAATGTAAGGGTTAATATGTGCTAGTTGGAGTTCTCGGCTCCGGTCTAAAGCTAGCAACATATTAACCCTTTTTTTATGGAGCGAATAAAGTGGATTATTTCACTGTCAAAAACTGGGATAAATTCCAGCATTACAAAGATAGATTGCCGCCGTGGATAAAACTCCATAGAGAGCTATTAAACAACTATGAATTTACATGCTTGCAAGACGCTAGCAAGTTGCACCTAATGTTAATCTGGTTGTTAGCAAGTCAGACAGACAACAAATTACCGGCTGATCCTGCGTGGTTAAAAAATGCCCTTCACATTGATACCGAGCCAGACCTAGAAGCCTTATTTAATGCCGGTTTCATAGAGATTGATAGCGATTTGCTAGCGGCCTGCAAGCAAGTTGATATTGTAGAGACAGAGACAGAGGCATATAAACAAGAGACAGATAAGAAAAAGAAGGGGGTAAAAAGATTTACCCCTCCCTCTCTTGATGAAATTCAGAGCTATATCACAGAAAAGAATTATAGCGTCATTGCAGAACGGTTTTTAAATCATTACGAGTCTAACGGTTGGATGGTTGGTAAAACCAAAATGAAAGACTGGAAAGCAGCGGTGAGAAATTGGCATTCAAGAAACAAGGAAAATCAGCATGAAAAAGATCAGCGACCTAGCAGGGCAGCAAAATCTGTCAGCAAACTTGACGAAATCGCAAGAGCAGACATCGAAGCAAATGGATTTGCCAGCACATTGGATAACTGAGCTGTTTAAAAAATGGCAAGGCCGGTATGGGAATAAGTGGTTATCTGCCATTGAAGGTATTGAAAAAATAGCTGTTGCTGAATGGTCAGAGCAATTGGCAGGTTTAACCGGCGAACAGATAAAGCACGGTCTTGATTCATGGACTGAGGATTGGCCACCATCTGCCCCTGAGTTTAAAAAGATTTGCCTAGGCCATGATGAGCAAAAAGGCTTATCTCACAATACAGCGGCTTACAGAGAATTTAAGCGAAATAACCGATTACTTGAAAAACAGCCTGACCCTGAGATAGCAAAATCAGCACTTGACGAAATGAAAGAGAAACTAGGTATTAAATAGGCCGTACAGATCACGGCTACAATCAGAAATCGAGCAAGGGGATAGAGAATGAGCGACGAATGCAAATATTGCGAATTTAGAGGAAATATACATGATTGCATTGATGCTGAGTGCAATCGCCATGAAAGCTGGTATGCAAAAGCACAGCAAAAGGAAATAGATAATCTTAGAAATGCATTAGCCTCGGCGGAAATTAGATTAAGGAAAGCTGAAAATAGAAATACTAACGGATTTAATTAACCCCAAACACCCATAGACAACCACTAACTTTAAACGAGAGGGCGGGATGATGATAGTTGCAAGTTATGGTGGAGGCACTAATTCCAAAGCAATGCTAATCACAATGAAAAACAAGGGTATTAACCCTGATTTGATTATATTCGCTGATACTGGCGGAGAAAGACCGCATACCTACAAGGAAATAGAAACTATTGATCAATGGCTAGAAAAAGTCGGGTTCCCAAAATTAACCATAGTTCGGACTGTCAATGTCACCCTTGAGGAAATGTTCATAAACAATAAATGCCTTCCAGCGGTTGCTTATGGCGGGTTTAAAACTTGTTCTCAGCGATTCAAAATAGAGCCTGTTGATAAGTTTCTGAATAATTGGGAGCCAGCAAAACAAGCATGGAGCGAAGGTCGGAAAATAACTAAGGCGATAGGTTTTGATGCTGACGAGCCACAACGCGCAAAAGAATATAAAAGCGAAAAATACACAAACTGGTTTCCCTTGTTAGATTGGGATATGGGGCGCGATGAATGCATAGAAACGATAGAAAGCGAAGGTCTATCACTACCTAACAAATCATCATGCTTTTTTTGCCCGAATATGAGGCCGTCAGAAATCAGAGAATTGAAATCAAAATATCCAGAGCTAGCCGATCGTGCATTAGCAATGGAGCAAAACGCAGAATTAACTAATATTAAAGGGCTTGGCCGTAATTGGTCATGGGGTGACTTATTAAGCAATGAGGAATTATTTGATTTTCCAGACTTTGAAAAACCAATGCCGTGCGGATGTTATGACGGCGATTAACCCAATTGCTAACACCATAAGGCGATAACCAGGGCTTTGCATTATTGATACTTATCATGCATAAAAAAGTTTGATTTCTATACATATCAAAACCATGCATATAATAAATCATAAAAATTATATAGGTGAATCATGGAATATCAGGAATTTATAAACTCAAAGCGTCATTTATCAGGTAATTATGGTTTTGCCCCTGTTTACATGCCTGACACGGCTTTTGACTTTCAGCAGCACATTATCGAGAAATGCGTAGTCAAAGGCCGTTACGGTGCGTTTGCCGATACGGGGCTTGGTAAAACCTTAATATCGTTGTCAATATCCAATAACGTGATAATGAAAACAAATGGCCGCGTGTTGATTCTTACTCCGCTGTCTGTAGCGTTTCAGTTTATCGACGAATCAATGGATAAAGTCACCGACGATATTGAATATTCAAAGGATGGTAAATTTACTAAAAAAATAGTTATCTGTAATTACGAGCGATTGCACCTGTTTAACCCTGATGATTTTGAAGCGGTTATTCTGGATGAATCAAGCATTTTAAAGAATTTCAAAGGTAGTATTAAAAACCAGATAACCAGCTTTATTAAGAAAGTTAAATATCGATTTCTAACTACAGCAACGCCATCACCTAACGACTTTATTGAGCTTGGTACAAGTTCAGAGGCTTTAGGGTATATGGGTTATATGGACATGCTTGGAAAGTTCTTTAAATCGAATCAAAACTCAGTCGATTCTAATAACCGCAACATTGGCGAAAAGTTCTATCTTAAACCACATGCCGAGGCCGCGTTTTTTCAGTGGGTTAATACCTGGTCGATGATGGTTAAAAAACCTAGTGATATCGGCTTTAATGATGATCGTTATATTTTGCCTGAACTAATTAAAAATAAGCATATTGTCGAGAATAACAGTCTAGTCGAATATGACGGTCAGATAGCAATGTTTAAGCATGAAGCCAAGACAATGACGGAAGTCAGGCACGAACAGAAACAGACCGAGCAAGAAAGAAGCGAAAAAGCCGTAGAGTTAGCAGCCGGTAAAACCTCTGTTTACTGGTGCAATACCAATGCAGAAAGCGCCTTGCTTAAATCAATGGATAGTGACGCGGTTGAGATTATTGGAAGCCAATCAATTGAACAAAAAGAAGAAACACTAAAAGCATTCGCGACTGGTGATATTGACCGGATTATAACTAAGGCTAAAATGACCGGCATGGGGCTAAACTGGCAGCATTGTAATCACTCTGTATTCTTCCCCACATGGAGCTATGAGCAATATTATCAAGCTATCCGTAGGTTTTGGCGTTTTGGACAGAAACGTGACGTGACGATCGATCTGGTTATATCAGAAGGTCAAACAAGGGTAATGCAGGCATTGGAAGAAAAAACAGAGAAGGCCAAGACCTTATATGAAAATTTAGTTAATAACGTCAATAAAGATTTTTTATTAGACACCAGCGAAGCATCGAATAAAATAATTAAACCGGCTTTCTAAGGATAAAATAATGACAACCGTAAAAGACCAAGTAATAACAGACCGCTACGCGATTTATAATGATGATTGTGTCAATGTCATTCAGACATTAGATGATGAATCAATTGATCTGTCTGTTTACTCTCCACCATTTGCAGGACTTTATAATTACAGCTCTGACCCGCGTGACATGAGTAACTGTGAAACTAAAGAACAGTTTTTAGAACAGTATGAATATTTGATTAAAGAAATTTCACGAATTACAAAACCTGGTCGCATTACAGCGGTTCACTGTACTGATGTATTCGACAATACCTGCAGGCTTTGGGATTTCCCGCATGAGATCATTAATCTACATACAAAATACGGCTTCGAATATCGCAACAGAATAACAATATGGAAAGAGCCGTTAAAAGTTCGTATGAGAACAATGGTTCAATCATTAATGCATAAATTCATTGTTGAAGATTCTACCAAGTGCTTTACGGCAATGCCTGACTATGTTTTGGTGTTCACGAAAAAAGGCGAAAACGCTGTACCAGTAACGCACCCCTACGGAATTAATGAATACGCAGGCGCAACGCCTATTTTGCCTAACATCCTGCAGGCCTTTAACAATGCCAACGGCACGACATTTAACGCCGATCAATTATGGCAGCATTTAAACAGTCATAACGAAGAAGAAGGAATAACAAAGTTAAATCATTATATCTGGCAGCGTTATGCCTCATCAGTTTGGGATGATATTCGCATTGATAATGTTTTGCCGTTTCGTGAAGCAAAAGAAGAAGATGACGAAAAGCATGTTCACCCTTTGCAGCTTGATGTAATTGACAGAATTGTTGAGCTATACAGTAACCCCGATGAGGTTGTTTTTACCCCGTTTATGGGTGTTGGCTCAGAAGTATTTAGCTCTGTATCACATGGCCGTAAAGGCATCGGCATCGAATTAAAAGACAGCTACTTTAAGCAGGCAAAAATCAACGTGAAAGAAGCAGAAAAAAGATTTCACGAAAAGAACATGAATGATCAAATCGATTTATTTAATGAGGTGGAAAATGGATAACGACAGTTTAATTAATTTAAGCAAGCGCATTAACAAGTATGTAAATGCGCGTGATTGGGAGCAATTCCATACACCTAAAAACCTGATTATGGCGATTAGCGGCGAAGTCGGTGAGCTTAATAGCCTAGTGCAATGGGAAAATAACTCACGTATTTTTTCAGATATGACATTACGATTTGAGAAGATGCCGTATGAGATGGCAGATATTTTGATCTACTTGATTCGATTAGCAGATCAATTAGAGATTGATTTGATCGAAGCGGCAAACATGAAAATTAACACCATCGACAAACGCTATCCGGTTGATCAATTCAAAGGATTAGCCGATAAATCGGATATTAAGTAAATGGCTATTATTAAAATCGATCAATCAAAAGCGGATAATATCAGGTCTATTGTCAGTCGCCGTGAATCATTGAAAGCAGAAGCGGATGAAATTGAAAACGAAATCAGAAATCTGCGAGAGAAACAAAGGCGACTAAGGAAGGAAGCTGGCGGGTTAAGAAATTGCGACATAGCCGACATGATGAAGGTATCTCGAACAACAATAACAGACATTATCAATGGCAAAACTTGGAGTTATGGCGAGAACAAGTCACCGATAGATGACTGGCTTTCTGGCAGGTGTTGAAATAAGGATTAAAAGCATGTCTCAAAACAGCGATATATTAAAAGCCTTGAAGAAAGGCCGAAAGATTAACCCGATGATTGCATTGTCAGAATGGGGCTGCTTTAGGCTAGCGGCCAGAATCGATGAATTAAGAAAAACGCATGATATTGAAACGACCATGCGAAAAAGCGCGAACGGTAAGAAATTCGCAGAATATAGCCTGATAGGAGAATAGAGGCCATGAGCGTAGGTTCAATCGAAAACATAAAGATACGAATTAGCAATGCTTCACCATTATCGCCTATCGCGGTATTTGTAGAGCATGAGTTCTTAGAAACAAATTTGAATGCCGTATTTGCCGACACTGTTAAAACACAGCAGGACATTCACAATCCGAATACTCAGAATCTGGTAGGTGTTTTTGATAAGCGAAGCAACGCTGCCGAAGTTGAAAAGAAACTAAAAAAGGCGCGAGACAATGGCTGCTAGAGTAACAGATGAGCAAATCGAGTATATCTTAGCCTCTCCTTATTCGGCTATGGTTGTATCTGATGAGACTGGTGTTTCGCACAGCCAGGTAAGATACATTCGCAGAAAGAACGGCTATCAGATAGTGCATAACGGCTACAGGCCGCCGACTTTAGACGGCAAGGAGGTCGATTTAGATGCTTTTGATATGCCGATACCGAAAACTAGGCAGGATCGAGAAGTTAAAAAGGATTCTACAGTGATAAATAACTTTTTTAGCAGGCCGCTGGTATGAGGCCAATTCGTTGCCCTATGAAGAAAAAAAACAAGGACGGCACTGTGACGCAATGCGAGGTCATGCTAACCCGCAATGAAAGTAGCATCAACAACCATCTAAGACTCAGCCACAAGACAACACCAGAACAGCGGCTAAGGCTTAGAATTAAGATGCTGGGGGATTTGCGCGAAGCAAACAAGGAAAAGAAAAAAGCACGATGTGATGCACAGCGCG